CTTGTGCATCTTTGTTTATTTGTTTGACATCATCTGGATGTAATGAATATTGGGTTCCATGTTCCACTATTGTGTCACACTCTGGTGTCTCTTCTGAGACAACTCTAACAACCCATTCTCCACTAATTGTTTTATGTATTTTACCTTTCATAATTTGTTGTTTATTTTCTACATTCCTTTGTATAATGTGTATTATATTACACTTTTTCCTTTGAATTTATGTATAATGCATATTATAATGTGTCATTAAAGGGAACTGCTCAAGTATTAACCTGTTCCTCTAATAACAAGTTATTACATTTATTACAATACTGTGGATCAAGGTGTTTTTCTCTAAGAGCAAAGTCTAGTTCTTCTTGTGTAAAGTCTTTATCAGTTTTTATAATCACCCTACATTTGCTACAAAGTAATGCAAGGTTTCCACCATTAAATTTAATTATTGCTTTTTCCATTAGTCTAATCTTGATTGTGAAAACCCTAGTTCTTTAGCTTTTTCAGGGTTAATTTCTATCCAACTATGACACGGTCTACATACAGCAAGCCATGTATTCATATTAAGATAGTTATCTCCTGTTCTACCTGCTTTATGATGTACATCTGTAGCTACACCTGTGCAGCTGACAAGTTTTGCTTGACAACTGGTGTGTACAGCTAAGAATGCTAGTCTTTTTTTAGAATACTCATCCATAGCCACCTGCCTCTTTACAGAGACAGGAGCTATAGATTTAGGCTTTTCTATTTTGTACCAGCATTCTTTACAATACTTATCTTTCTTGTCAGACTTCCATATGTGTTTTAGACTTTGACATCCCTGGCACATTTTTAGTTTCACTTGCATCTGTTTTCTTTTTTCTGATTATTAATCCGTCTTTAACAGATTTACCTAATATACTAACAGGTTGTCTAATAGTATCTAATTCTAAGGGTCCATCTTTCAATAATTCTGCTAGAAGAAGTCTGTCTAGATCATCTTCAGGTGATAGTATTAGTTGTACAGTTCCATTTGTAACGAATATGTGTTCCATATTGAGTTTTTTAGGTAAGTTGATAAAAATTAGCAGGTAAGATGTTAAATTCTATTAGCTTGTTAGCTATTGCTTGTCTAGATATACCTAAATCTTTAAAAGGTATAGTAACATCTAGATTATCATCATAACCTTTAACTTTCACCATCTGTTTTGTAATAGGGGATTTAGGAAATAGTTTAGTAAACAAACCGTCAATTTTTTCATTAATGATTTCTTGTTTCCAACGGTTTAAAATTCTATGGGCTTTTGTATAAGTCATACTGATGTAGTGTTTCTTAGATTTAGACATAGTATTTATTTCTTCTTTTGTACAGGCTAGAAAGCCATACACAATTTTTGAATAAAGTTCTTCTTGAACAGGTGTAAAACGAGTAACTTTTTTAATGTTTTGATACTTAGAAGTACCATTTAACTGAATTTTTTTAATATCAGTGGCATATGTAGTAAACATATGTTTGTTAGAATCTCCATAGGATATAACTACACCTCTGGAGTTAGCACTGATTGTTTTGTCAGAATTGATCATGGGATTATCATTTTAGGTTAAAAATACAAAATTTCTATATAATAAAAAAACCCAGAAATTAATCTGGGCTTTACTACTTTTTTAGTCTATATTACAAATTAACAAGACCTTTTTTGTTTACACTAAGACCAGTCATAGCCTTTTGTGCAGTCTGAACTTCTCTTATTTCTTCTGCATTGTCATGCGTAATAAGTTCATCAAAAGCATTGTCATTAGTAGTATAGAACGATTGTCTATAAATAGGTTGGTCATCTATTCTACAGATAACACCTGTGTCTCCAGCAATCTTCAGATCTCTATCTGGGTTTACTGGGTTAAACGGAGTCAAAGACTCTGTTATCACAATTTTACCTGCTAGTTCTTGACCTTCTCTGAAAGCAACTTCAGATAAATCCTCCACTTTACCTTTAATTAAAGCAGATCTTCTTACATTTCTTAACCAACCGTCATTGTTAATTTGGACAGCTGTTTGTTCTACACGAACATATCCATACTCTGGATTGTTTGTAGACACGCCAATAATGTTACCGTTCTTGTCGGCAACTACTCTTACTCTGTTACTCATGTTTTTTGGTTTTTGTTATTAATAAAAATCCCCTGGTAGAAACCTAGGGGAGAAATGAAACGTACACATTGAGAGAAATTATTCTTCTTTGTTAAAATCTATATCTAAATCAGTTAGTTTATCTATTTCAGGAATATCTGTTATATCAGGAACTATAAACTCTTCATCTATTACACTACTTGGTTTAGTTAGTATGGATCCATGCCACGGATTTTCCACTACATCCCCATAATTGTAAGCTACAAGATATTCTAGCTCTTCATCAGACATTTCTACAAATTGCTCTGTACTTATTTCTATTACTTTCCCATTTGGAAGTTGGTAAAGCATTTCTTCATAGTTTAATATGCTTATAAAAATAAGAATATTATTTTATAAATCAATGAGTTACATACTAAATAACGGATAATAGAGCTATAACTTATCTAAATCACCATCTGAACCAGCTTTTTTACCCTTTGGTTTAGAAGTTTTTGTTTCTCTCATCTTCTTTTTCCAATAAGCATTAGTAGTATTAATATGCTCCTGCTTTTCTGCAAGTTTAACACTACAATCATTTAGTGATTCTTTAAGTTGTTTAATTTCTTCCTCTAAAGCTTTTTTACTTGTAAATATATCTTTCCAATTCATATTAAATATTTTTAAATTTTGTGAATAATCCACTAAATCTACCACCAACTGCTACTCCTTCTGTTAAATCTTCCTTTTCCAGTTCTATATCATCTATAAAATCTCCATCTTTAGTAACTTTTTTACCTTTTCTTATAATATTATACATAAGTGTTTCAGAACTATCTTTGGTTTCTATGGTTACTATTATCACTTCTTTTTTAATGGGTATAGCTTTCCAATTCTTTAAATCTTCTTCATTAGTATCTTTACCCACCACTCTCATCCAAGCTTCTGCAGCCCATGCTATACTATGCACTTTAAACTTCTTTTTTAGTTGTTTAAATACGTTTGGTAATACATCATCTACAAACTCATCTTTACTATCTTCTGACTTCATAAACTCTTCTGGTATCATTATATGTATAATAGATGGTTTGTTAGAATCATTTTTCTGGTCTCCAAACACTGTAATATGAGGATTAATCCCACCAGATTCAGCTATAGTTGAGACTAGATATTCTATATAGTTTTCTTTTAAATTATTATGATCTTCTTCTGTCATCTTTAATAGTTTTTAATAAACGTTACTAAATTATCATATTGCTCTATACAGAAATCTATTACATAATCCATATATGTAGGTTCATATATATATTCCCCATCAGAAACACCACCATTTGTTATAAGAGGTGACTGAAAACATATAAAGACTATAATAAACTCTATACCAAGAGTTAAAGAAACTAATTTAAGAGTTTCCATAAAATTATCATACACCTTAAAATGTTTAGGCATTAAATCATCCCCCATTAGCCCACACCATATAATCTTAAGTTTACTCATTGATTGTTCATCATCACTGTAATTAAACTTCTTAGGTGGAAACTGTTCTAAAGGTAAAAGTTTTCTGTATATTTCTTTAACTTCAGGTTTTTGTAATTTAGCCATGTTATTGTTTTTTAGATATAAACAATTTTAATGTACCATCTACATAAGCCAACTCTATTACAAGATTGTTTCCTATGTAAAAAGATTCATCACCGTCTATTACTTCTATGTTAGTCATATTTTCTAATAGAGTCTTAACAATAGGTGGTTTAGGAAATGAACTCTTAGATATTCTTACACAATAGAGTTTAAGTTCTACAATATAACAGAGAGAATAATCTACAGGATACTCTTGATGAATATCAAATAAATGCATGTCTTCCTGTTGTTCAGGATGTATAAGAAAAGCTCTGTCTTGTCCATTTTGTGTTACTAACCATTCACGGTTATATTTTAGTGTCCCTAGCATATTCTTTATTTAATTGTTTTAATGCTAATATAGCAAATACCACTGATAGTGTTGCACTAATAGCTGATAGATATAATAATATCATAGTTTTAATTTTTATGGTTATAACGCCAATCACTATATTTCATAGCTTTATTTATTTCTCTCTTGGTGGGTGTCTTACAAATTGTTCTACGAGAAGAACAACTTGTAAGCACCACAAGCACTATAAGGACCATCCTCATATGCTTTTAACATGTGTGGTTTCGAGAATATCTCCTTTATAAAGTCCCATTATTTCTTGTGAGTTTATAAAACTAAGCATGGCAAATAGTTCAGCCATCTCAGCATAATCCATTTCTTTACTAAACTTTGGATTAACTATAAAACCATCACCATCATCAGTGACAGTCATAATCTTTTCTCCTCTTCTGTTTTCGTTCCAGTAATGGTTCCTACTATAGTACATAGTGTACACTATACCTGCATCTGTGATTTCTAATGTTACATCATAATCATGACTATATCCATCTTCACCTGCTGTATCTACAATTTGAAATGTTCTTTTGCTCATATTTTAATTTTTTAAATAGTTTAAACTGTTTCTAATTCTGTTTGTTTCAGTAATTCATCCATACTAAAATCAGTGTCGTTGCAATCTTTTATAAGCTCTATAAGCTTTAATAAATTCTCTTCTGTAAAAGCAAACCTGTTTGCTAAAAAATATTCATATGGATGACAAGACTCATCTAATTCTATTTCTGCTAAATGGAAAGCTAATTGTTTCTGTGGTAATACAGTGACAGTAAATATCACTGTATATGGCTCACCTTTTTTAACCCATTTGTTAGCAGGGATTTCCTTGGGTCTGTTCTTGTCATTAATACATATACATTCTACCATGATGTAAATTTAGTATATCTGGGGGACATAATTTCTAATTTAGAGATTCCGTTGACCACCTAGTTACTGAGGTTGTTTCTAGAAAACAGACCGTTCACTGTACGTACTTGGGTCTCACTTCTATACTCTTATGGCTCCCCAGATCATACTATTATTAGTGTTAGTTCCCTCTGAACAATAGACAATTAACTTAGTTTGATTAATGGTTTTAAAATTCAACTAACACCAATTATTTTAATAATATTGTTCTATAAGACTGACCAGGTCCTCTTCTTTCACGGCTTATTACACCCTTCTTAAAAAGTTGGTCAAGTATTCTTTTAACAGTGGAATGTCCTACATCACACTCTGCTGATATTCTATTTATACTAACATGTAATTCATTGTTTACATCTGCATAAGTACATAAATAGGCATATAGTGCTTTTTGTCCAAAGTTAAAAGAAGGATCTGTTATAACGTCTTTGTTAACTATGCCATAGGCATTTTTAATACGTGAATTTTGTTTCATCTGTTGTTTTGTATACTGTACAACAAATATAAACTATTCTGATATGGTATAAACCATTTCCATATACTTGTCAAAATTGTAATTACTCTTTTTAACTAGAGTAATTCTTTTCATGATTTCATGTGTATGTAGTTTTTCTGTTTTTACATCATCAGAAAAGTCTTTTAGTTGACCTAACATCTCTAAGATTTTCATCTTAGTTTTTAATTCCCTATCTATATTCTTATCATTAATAACTCTATAGTGTTTATAAGCTGCTTCAGCTAGCTCATGAAAGTTATGAAACTGTAATAGTAACAGATCATACTCTTTCTCTGTAGCTAATCCAATAGCTTTCTCTAATATCCCTGTAACTGTTTTAAGTTGTACAGGAGCATCATCTAAATCATCATATAGCTCTTCTACTACAAGAGCATTACTAAATGTACAAAAAAATATTTTCTCTCGTACACCATCTCTAATGTCATCCTCTAAGCATAATGCTTTATGGATGTTTTCTTCTTCATGCTTAAATTTTTGAAGCATAATTAATAGTTTTAAATGTGTATAAAAATACAGAGCTTCACCCACTCTGCGTGTATCACTACTAGTCATTGCAGCAGCTCTAAGGCTCCACATATGGTAGGTTCAGGACGATGTCCTATCATGACAAGGGGGTTTTGATTACTAACCACTACAGATTATGTTCATCCCTGATTAGCCTAGATTCTTGTCTAGACACACGTTCATGATTGATCAGTATTCTGAGTTAAATTGGTTAGGGTAAGAACGTACCCCTTAACGTGTATTCTTTTTATAACAATAACAGTTTTATTAGCTAATGCCCTTACGTGTTATGATTAAGAATACATCACTAGCTTACGCTAGCCTCACCTATTTTAGAACTTGATGTTTAGAAACATCTGTCCGTTTTCATTCGTAATATTCCAATTATTTACAGGGATTTTAAATTCCCCTTTTGACATCTTAGCAATAAATTAAAATTTATTTATTACTTCATACAGTTTACAAGCTTGGATGTAATCCTGAGCCCAAACTCTAATGTCTTTAATAATCCACATAGACAAGCCTGAGTTTAGGTTTATCTCATCTGGTGGTGGATGTAATTGATTATCTGCAGATGTATAACCAGCAGAGTCAAACACTGGACCTTCATCGTTCATTTGGTCTATAACCAAGTCTTTCATCTTTCCCATATAATAGGTTTTAAAATGTTATTAAAAATACACCCTAATTTATGCAGCTTACAGGTGCGTGGTTGTCCCTCATCTAGTTCTTCACAGGTAGAGGTTAGCAATAGGTTGTATGTAAAGTTACCATCTTAGTATAACCTTGTTATACGAGCAAACCTATACAGTTGTTACACTGTTTCTTATCGTGTAAGGCACACTAGGCAGTAACTACTTGCCACGTATCTTAAGTACCGTCATAGCAATCAGCTTCATTTTCCATCTCTCTAATACACTCTTCATTAAAGTTTTGTGTTATACCATCATTAAACAGTACATTCACTCTAACATCTTGTAAGAGCAATTCATAATAGTTTAAAATGGTTGCTACAGATGCAAACGGTAACACTTTACCATCCATAAGATTAGTAAAACGTTTTATTGTGTCTCTTTGTGCTTGTTCTTTAGTCATGTTTTTAAAGTTTAATGTAAATGAGCCCCTACACTTATAAAAGTTTCAGGGCTCCATCATACACCTTATAAGTTTATGGTGAGTTAATTTTTCTCACCATCTTTTTCCAGGTTTGTTTAGGATGTCCATGTCCACAGCCATATTTATTACCTGAACAGCTAGACATTAAGAATAAAACCATACTACCCAGTGTAATGATGATCAATCCTGCTTTAATAATTGTATACTTGTTCATATTAATAATTTTAAATGTACGATGTTGTTTTATAGTGAGCCCACCAGTGAGCTCTAAACAATACCATTATACTATAGTTGTAATGTTTAGAGCCCATCAGTGGGCTCACTAGATTATAACGTGTAACTAAATACTAATGCCATTGTAGACAACGGTGCCTTTGTACCAGATAGATAATATCTAGCATCTACACTGATGTGTCCTTTCTGATATCCTAAATATGGGCTATATCCAAACTGTGTGTCACCATATGATTTCTTGGTTGGGATGGTGATACCAGCTCCAGCACCAAAATACCATTGGTCAGTAACACTATACTTCAAACCAGCTAATACTGGTATCTGACATGTAACAGCATCAGATGTTATTCTGATGTAGCCTGTATTACCTGTAACAGACATCTTCTTGGATATCTTCTTAGACGCTTCTAGCATTGTGCTACCAGCACTAATGGTTGTGGTGGTGACATTAGCTGGTAAGCTAGTTACAATCCCCATCTTGTAGGAAAACTTTGATTTCTGAGCATAAGCTATGCTTGTTAAAGCTAATGCTGTAATGATGATGATCTTTTTCATGTTTATTTTTATTGGTTATCTAAATTAATTAAACTATCTAATGCTCCTTGTAATTTAACAGTGCCTACTAATCTACTGTAATCATAGACAACAATAGAGTCATCTACTATGATAAATTGGTATGCTATGTTAGACATTGAGATGTTAGACATAATAGAGTCAGCTACTTTTTCTTCTACAGAATCTTTAGTAGCAATAGCTACCTTTATAGAGTCCTTTACAAACTGTTCTCTTTGTTTAGCAGCTCTATGCTTAGTGGCAGCATATACCATACTTACTGCTACGCCTATTAACAGCACTGTTGTCATTAGTACATTAAAGGTTGTTTCTTTAATTTTCATTTTAAATGTCTTTTAGATTGATGATGTAATAAAAAGTGTTTTTGCCTTTCAGCTCTGAGGTTGACACTAAACCTTCCTACTATCTTATAGAAACTCTTGAAAATATTCTTGGTTATGCATATAGTATTCTCTTGTAGGAAATAATGCTAACCACCAGCCAAAGAACATAGTGTATCCCATAAACCACGTGTGGTCAGCTAATATGTCACGGTAGCTGTCACTCCATAGCATACCTATAGAAGATAAGATTAGAAACATACCCATAAACGTTGCTGTGTATATCAGCATTAGAATTAAACTTTTCATTTGTTAATAGCCCAATAGTTCTAACTGATGGGCCTCAGCTTTAATGGTTATAAAATTGTTAGTCACACTAAACTCATATATAAAGTGTGCAATGTCTTTAAAGAGATAGAACTCTTTAATTGTAAGTGTTACCTGTTTCATGTTAATGAATTTTTATAGGTGATGAATATGAATACAGAAAAGTAAAGCAGTTTACTAGTAGTCTTGCTTAGGACTGGCACAGTTTAGTACCATAAGAAGGTTGGGACTTACATCTCTAAAGTCAGTAAAGAGAAGGCCACGTGTTGAGTTGTTTGTTACATAAAGGTTAGCCACTTAACGTATGGCTTGGGTCATCTAGTGTGTCCCTTACGGCTTTGTTTGTTTATCTTAAGCTAATAGCATTGTTGTTCTCCTTATGCTTAAAGTCTACTCTCTCTATGAAATTTGAGATTTGGAAGAGGAAGGACATACCTGTTGGGTATGATTAGGCTGTCTACTATATAGCTCAATATATACAGTAAGTGGACTACACCACTATATGACTAACCTTTTATCTCCTTCTGCACGAGCAGAATTGGTATGTGCACTACCAATAATTTATATAACAAACAGGTGCTCTAGATGTCTTAGTAGGGCCTCAGTCCCATACCTGTTTATTACAATCTTCTTTAATCTCCAAGATATTTCATTTCTTGCTCTTGGTCTGCTAATGTAGCTAAATCAGCACCCCATTGTTCTAATGCTGGTATTGTAGGATATTTATGAAAGTCCCAATGTTCTGACCCATCATATTCGTGTCTATCAAACCATACACCATTTTCACACCATATAGTACCATATAAATGTTGTGTACCATAACCTGAATCATAGTCAAAATCTAGGTTTTTAATAAAAATATCATACTCTTCTGGTGTATACCCTGGTTTAAGATTAAACATAGTGCCACTATTCCAATCATAAGAGAGAGTAATTGTAGAACATAAAAGTTTATTGCTTTTTGTAGCATTTAAGAATTCTAATTTTGCATTCATAATATAATTGTTTAATGTGTGAAATAAATAATTGTACCCTCTGCACTCAGTTGTAATAGCATATTTAGCACTTGGCCATTTATGCTATCCAGAAAACATACTACACGTAGCATTGGTTAACTGTTACAACTGCTCACCCTTGGGAAGATAGATTGTGGTGCATTAAACAAAAGAGCCCTGTTACAGGCTCTTATATCAGTGCATTATATGATAGGCATCTTCTAATCTTTTATAAAGAGGTCCTAACAATACACCTTCTTCATTATAGACTAAGAGGCTAAGAACATCAGCATCTAGTTTAGTACCACCTAACATCTCCATGTTAATATGGTCTATCTTATGACTACCTACATAGAAGCTAATACTCCAAGAATATCCATTATCTCTTTCTATCACTTTTAATTCTGGATCTTCTGTTGTGGTTAATGTAGGAGCCCACCATCCTGTGTGTATAAAGTCTTTGTGTGACATAAGTAAACATTATCTTTTATAGAGGACAAACTCTTCTGTGTGTGAAAAAAAGGGTTGGCCTCTCTATTACTAGATTAGCCAACCTTAAATACTTAACTCCAACTACTACTAGTGTAATACTTCTGTAAGTAAGATATAACACTATCAATCATTGGATACTCTTCCTTCCAAAGTTCTGAATTCTTGTAATACTCTCTAACAGAGTTCTCCCCATCTTCCAACTGTAAACCACAAGCTAACTGAAATCCTATAGTGTCGTACCAGTTAAACACTTCTCCACCCCACCATTTAGAATGATGAGTGCAGTTGAATACATCCTGACATATAAGTTCATCAACTTGAACTAATGCCACTGTTTCTTTTGTTTGCTTATTAAGCAATTGAAAATTTACTGCCATAACATTGTTGTCTATTATAAGGAAGACATGTCCTTTTAAAGTTTAGGACTCAGGGATGCAGACCACATCCCTGATAGTAATAGTTTTTAGTTAAAATAACTGAACTAGAATAACAACGCCTAATTGTTAACAGTGTCTCCACACCATATAGCCCAGCATGTTAGATAGGTTTACCACAAACCTAAGAGAGGTATAGACATGTGGTTTATATGTCTATATACAACATTTGCATGCTGTAATACATTGTATGTTACCATACTTTAAAGTCTCTTACTAGAACTGTATCATCTTTCTAATAAGTAGACTGCTTGGTTTTATAGTCTGCACTAACTTGTCATTAAACACCCTATCAAAGTGTTCTATATACTGTAAGGAAGATTGATAGTCTCCTTTACAGAACAACATAGTAGCCCCACAAGCTTGTAAGAGTTTATACATCTCTCAAGAATTATAGCTATCTGATCCGAGCCCAAAATGTATAACAGGCTGATTTCTAACAGTTTAGAAAAGGAAAGATGTGTGTCTGCCACTGTTAAGCATACACACATCTGTGCTGGAAGTAATGGCTGAAGCGTAACCTGCAGTAGATCTGTTGTAGATAAGCTGCAGGTACGCACTTGTGGCCCCCTGAATTAATCAGGGGTGCACCACATTAGGTCCATTGGTTTGTCTTCCTGGTCTAATACCGCTACCTTGGTAAGAGATACAGGTAATGACTCACCACGTACACACCCTAATGCGTTAGCATTTTCTAGAGCAAAGAATCCGAATTTCACGTTTTCTACTTGTACGCTTAATTGTACATCTTGACCCTTAATCTTTACAGTTTTCTTGGTCAAGTTCTTGTCGCTTACTACGACACCATTGCCACTCTCGGTGACTTTTACAAAAAATGCTGGCATGTTTAAAGTTTTAGGTTTTGCCAATACGGGGGTAATCCCGGCTACTTTTAAGTGGGGGAGCAGATGGGTAGTAGGCAACCACCCTGTGTAACACGTTACATTTTTTTAGGGTAGAAAAATTTTTTTATAAAACCAGAGAATTTTAGTATATTATATTATAAACTAGTAAACATGAAAACATTCTATGTAAAGAAAGGAAAGGGAGCTAGACCAGTAGTGGGAGCTTCTGTATTAGAAAAGAAACCTAAAGTGGGGTCTTATATTAATTTTAATGTTCCCACTGATGTTAAGATTGCAATGACTGCACAAGGTCAGTTATCTGGAGAGTTTGTTCCAGAAATGAACACTTTAATAAATGCAGATAATATGTACATGTATGTATACGATAACTACAGTGGAAATACAGGAGCCACTTATTTTGATTTTGGTACAGCTGTTCCTCCGCTTAATAGTGATCACACTATAGGTGAATTATTAAATGCTCTTAATACTAGACTAGGTGGGATGGGTTATGTAGTGTTAGAAAATGGTGTATTTTATTTAACTAAGAATGGTATAAATGGTGGTGAAATAAATGGTGCATATATAGGTGCAAATAATTGGTGTTAAACAATCCCTATGAAATATAAACCACTAAGCCCTTAGATAAAACTCTAAGGGTTTTTTGTTTGTACACACTATGTGAATAAGTTGTATAGTTTAGAATAAGATTAATATATTAAATTTGGTAAGTTTAAACATTTAAAGTATATTATAGTATGAACCAGCAAACAATCAAGCACCTTACAACAGATGAAGGGGAAAGACTACTCTCCCATTATAGAATTACAACTAACAAGTATGGACAGGAAATAGCTGTTCCTGTAGTGGATGTACAAGATGGTATAGCATATAGAATGATGGCTTATCAAATGATTAAAGCAACCAATAGTTCTAAATACATCAATTATACAGAATATCATAGATCTCGTAAAACCCCTAAAACCATTATATAATATGATACACGAATGTAAAGTACAATGCCACACTATGGATTCTAAATCATTAGAAGATTTAGGTATAGATGATTATGGTAAATGGCTACCATTTATATTTGATATGGAAATGGTGGAAGCAGCCAAGCTCAGCTCAGACGAGCTAGATTCTCCTACATACAACTGCACCACTATATTTACAAAGAGTGGGGATACGTATATTATAGATACATTACCAGAAGAGTTCTTCAAGAAGTTTATAGAATATAACAATATTTTAATGGCTGATGAAGGGGACATTGATCCAGATAATGATTTAGAATTGTAACCAATAAAAACCAATTAATATGTCAGAAGAGTTAAAACCAAATGAACAAGAACAAAAGGCTCCTTCTAAAGAAGAAGTGGTAGCATTTTTAAGAGAACAGATTGAAGTGAAATCAGTGCAGCTAGAACTGCAAGAGTTAAACACTAAGCTTGCTACGTACAGAGCAGATGAACTTAAAGCTCTTAGCTTTATAGCTCAGCTCACTAATCCTCAGCCACCAGCTAGTGCCCAGCCTCATGTTATTACACAGGAAGACTTAGATAATAATCCTGAAATAGCTGAGCAAGGATTTAAAGTGGGAGATGAGGTGATGGTGGAAAAACAAGAACCTTCTAAACCTAGAGGTTTAAAAAAAGATAAATAATGGCTTTAGTAAACCAAATAGATAAGCGTGTAAGATTAGACAAGTTTGATATTGTAAAGTATCAGATACTAACCCATTGTTATTTAAACAAGATATCAGTAAGTGAGGCAGATTTAAACTGTCTCACTTATTTAGCTTTAGAGGGTGATCAAGAACTTACAACATTCTGTAACAAAGCATATGGTCAACATATATTTAGTTCTATACAGAGTGTGCGTAACTGTCTCACCAAAGCTGAGAAAAAACATCTAATTAAAAAGGAAGGAAAAAACCGTAAGAAGATATTCATCCATCCAGATTTAAAAGTGTTTTCTAAAGGAAGTATACTTTTAGATTATAAATTTTTAAGTGTTGCGACCCAAGAAGTCTAAAGAGTTTATACCACTAATAGCAGAGAAGCTAGATGTCTCTACAGAATTAGCAGAGGATGTTATTCTCTATTATTGGAGAGAAATACGTAAAAGCCTATCTAGCTTATCTCACAGCAGAATACATGTCACGAATCTTGGAGATTTTGTGACAAAACATTGGAAGATAGATGAGAAGGTGGAGATATTAGAAAGGTGGGAAGAAAGCAATAGGCTTAAAGGATTGCAACAAATAACTGCAAGGTTTAAAACAGCAGAGACATTGTTTGATCTTAAGAACTTAAAGAAGATTATACAAGAAGAAAACCAACGTAAAGATTTTATTAAACTACATAAAAATGAGTCTAAAGGAAAACCTAATAAAGATTTGGAAGAGCAAGGGTCAGATACTGGAGGGGGTGAAGAATAGTGTATTTAAGAAAGAGCATATAGAAGATATAGCAAAAGAAAGAATGAATGTTTGTCATGCTTGTCAGTTGTACACTACAGACGATGCAGGATGTATGATACCTGGAACACATCCATGTTGTGACCAAAGACAAGGAGGGTGTGGATGTAGCCTATCACTAAAGATAAGAAGTTTGTCTAGTGAATGTCCATTAGGTAAATGGAAAGCTGAGCTGACACAGGAAGAGGAAGACGCAATAAACCAAAAATTAAACATATGACACTTTTAAAATTTACACCACACAATCACAAGTATACAAGTATTAAGGAAGAGGAAAAAAAGGATTGGCTTAGTGTAACAAGTTTAATTTCTAATTTTAAACAACCATTTGATGCAGATAAGATAGCAGAAAGATCAGCTAAGAGTAAGAAGAGTAAATGGTTTGGTATGACACCAGAAGAAATTAAAGCAGCATGGAAGTCTGAAGCTGATAGAGCTACAACACTAGGAACATGGTATCATAACCAACGTGAGGCTGATATATGTGAGATAGAAAATATGGAAAGACATGGGTTCACTATTCCTATATTTAAACCAATAGAGAAAGATGGTATTAAATATTCACCAGAGCAGAAACTAAAAGACGGTGTATATCCAGAGCATATGGTGTATCTCCGTTCTGCAGGTATATGTGGCCAGTCTGATTTAGTGGAAGTGGTGGATGGTGTTGTACATATAACAGATTATAAAACAAATAAAGAAATTAAAGTTGAAGGTTATACTAACTGGGAAGGTATATCTCAAAAAATGTCTGGTCCAGTTAGCCACTTGGATGACTGTCATCTTAATCACTATGCTCTGCAGCTTAGTATGTATCTATATATTATCCTTAAACATAATCCTAAGCTTAGTGCAGGGGTTCTTACAATTCATCACATATTGTTTGAAGAGGCAGGACGGGATAGGTTTGACAATCCTATATCTGCTCGTGATATTAATGGTAATCCTATTGTTACAGATATAGTGCAGTATGATCTACCCTATCTTAAGCAAGAAGCTATAACTGTAATACATTGGCTGGAAGATAACAGACATAAAATAAAAGCAAAATAATGGAGAAAGAAAAAAAAATCCTTAAGAATGATATTAAATATAATATACAGCTTAATGATGAGCAGAAGGAAGCTAAAAGACTCATCCGTGATAATCAGATTGTTGTTATCACTGGTAGAGCTGGGTGTGGTAAGAGTTTGGTGTCTGCACAATCCGCATTAGATTTTATATTTAAAAAAGAGTATGATAAGATATTAATAACTAGAGCAGCTGTGGAAGTGGGGCATTCTTTAGGATTTTTACCTGGTAGTTTAGATGATAAGTTTAACCCTTATCTTGAAGCATTCCAGGAAAACTTAATTAAGTGCTATGACAAAGTTAAAATTGATAACCTTATTAATGATAAGAAAGTTATTGCTCTACCTGTTCAGTTTATTAGGGGCAAGACTGTTGATGATGTATTGGTGGTGGAGGAAGCTCAGAATCTTACAAAAGCTGAGATGTTGGCTATTCTCACCCGACTTGGGAAATCAGGAAGAATAATTATTAATGGAGATAATGAACAAAAAGATATTAAAGATGGATATAATGGTTTATCTTATATTATAGAACTGTCTAAAAAGATACCAGAGATTAAATGGATAAAACTTAAACACAATCATAGATCAGATTTAGTAGGTAAAATATTAGAACATGAATACTCAGGAAAATAACATTCCAACATTAGATGAACTTCTCACTGACTTTGAAGATGGTAAGTTAGAACTAGGAAGTTCAGCTCGTAAATATTATATGACAGAAGCTCATAAATATAAAAACATAGTGAGCTGGATACATGATCATGAAATTAAAAACCAGTTGCTTTTAAGAAGTATGGGTAAGAGATCTAGTAGAGATTTGTTAAGACAAACAAAAGAAAAATTATAGTGTTAGAATTTAAAAACCCTATACCAGTGATTGTAGAAAATGAAAAAGAGGGATATGCTATATACGTAACAAATGGTGGAACATTTGAAAATGATATTTGGTGTGTTGTTTTATGTCGTGAAGGATTAGTAAGACATTACAGAAGTGATCAAATAAAAATACACCATAACGAAACATTAGGTTTAAAAAAATGAACCAAGACTTAAAAATAGGAGATAGACTTTTAATAATTAATAATAAATTAGGTGACAGAACTTTTGGTACAATAAACGTAGGAGAGATAATTATAATAACAGGATTTCCAGAAAATAAAAAATTTTTATACCATCATGGTTCACTTGCTTTACAAATAATTGATGGTATATACATAAAACTAAATGACGATGATAAGACTATTTGATATAAGTAATGGTAAGGTGATACCTTCAGAACATTGTCACACTCTTAAATTTCTTAAGGATGTTATGGATGAATATCCAGATGAACATCTTAAAGTGTACACTTATTTATTTTATATGACTTGTCCCAATCCAGATATGAATCCTTTCTTTGATATTCCTGAAACAGATAAAGAAGAAATTATTGTTAAGGAGGTGGATGGAGAGTTTAGTGTAGAAGATGAAACTATTATATATGCTTTAAAGATGTGTGAGAAGATGTATCAAACTCCTACATATAGAGCATATCAAGGTATAAAAATATTCTTAGATAATATGGCTAAGAGTATGGCTACAGAATCTCTTACATTTGGTAGAGATGGTTCTTCTGCAGCTCTTCTTAGAATGGCTGAGAAGTATGATGCTGTTAGACAATCTTTCAAAGGTGTGTATAGAGACCTTATGGAAGAACAACAATCTTCTGTGCGTGGTGGGCAGAATTTGGCTTACGATCAATAATTTAAAACCCCTTATAAAACAATGAAAAAGATTTTATTTATTCTTAAAGAAAAAGAAGATTACGGTGTTGACATTAACACTGGACAAGTAAATTTTGCTACAGGACTTCTTAATTCTACACAGTATGTAGTAGATATGCTAAACAAAAATAACATAGAAGCTAAACTAGTTATTGTAAAAGATAATAATAGTATAGACAAAGAAGTGACAGAATATCAACCAACAGATGTTGTTATTGAAGCCATCTGGGTAGTACCTAGTAAGTTTGATGTTTTAAGTAGACTACATCCTAATGTTAAATGGTATATTCATTTACATAGTGATCTTCCGTTTATTGCAAATGAAGGCACTGCTTTAGAATGGATAGCTGCTTACATTAGTAAACCTAATATAATAGTTATTGCAAACTCTAAAAGATTATTTAGAGAACTTATATTTGTGTTAAGGCATAAAGAAAATATTGAAAATGACATAGTGGATGAAAACTTAGTGTACCTTCCAAACTACTATCCTGTTACCACTCTTCCTAAAAAAGATTATTCTTATAAAGGAGATGAAATTAATATAGGATGCTTTGGTGCAATTAGACCATTAAAGAACCAACTTATTCAAGCTGTAGCTTCTGTAATGTTTGCAGAGAAGGTAGGAAAAAAAGTTGTGTTTCATATTAATAGTTCAAGAGTAGAACAAAGAGGGGAAGCTGTTCTTAGAAATATTCAAAACTTCTTTGAAGAACTAAAACATAAAGGACACAAACTTGTAGAACATGGTTGGTATACAAGAGATGAGTTTGTTAGTCTTTGCAGTACTATGGATATGGGAATGCAATGTTCTTTCTCTGAAACATTTAATATAGTGTGTGCTGATTTAGTAAGTCAAGGTATACCAACAATAGGCACTTCAGAAATACAATGGTTAAGCCCTGTATTTTATGCTGATCCTAACGATACCTTAGATATTACAGATAAGCTTTACAAAACTTACAAAACAGGAAAGAAAAATTCAGAAGCTAATTTTAAAGGGTTATTACAACATTCTAAAAAAGCAGAATCTATTTGGGTGGAGTATTTTTCTTAATAATAAAATAAAACATTATTGAATCAGAATAATTTCATAGAAGTTTCTACATACGAGAATGGTCTTTGGACTATCACCGAGTTTCAAACAAGGGAAGAGTTCAGAGACTTTCTATTATTTATATTTAAAGAACCAGGAGAGTATGAGTTTGATGAATCTTCTTTAATGTTTAATGCTGAAGCTAGAAAGTTTCAGAAGCAAAAGTTTTATTGTTCTGCTCCTATAAAAACTAAAGACTTTATAACTTATTGGGATGACCAAAAAGCTAAGTGTAGAAGTGGAGTGATAATTAAAAATAATGGCAAGACATGGTATCTCTCTAGAGACTATTACATGTGGCTTAACTTTCTTCCCATCTATGATAAAGAAGAAAAACGTTTTGACTTTGCTAAGGTGAGAGATGCACAATATCACATGGCTCTATATGAACACTTAGCTGAACTACACTATAAGCATGCTGTTATTTTAAAAAAACGTCAGATAGCCAGTTCTTATTTTCATATGGCTAAGTTTATTAACCAATGGTATTTTGAAGAAGGAGCCGTATTAAAGATAGGAGCTAGTCTAAAAGATTATATAAATGAGAAGGGGTCATGGAAGTTTCTTAATGAATATAAGAACTTCTTAAATGAACACACTGCATGGTATAGACCAGCTGAACCAGATAAGGTGGGAGCATGGCAACAGCAGATTAAAGTGAGGATTAACAATAGGGATACATACAAAGGATTAAAGGGTACTATTAACTCTTATTCATTTGAGAAAGATCCCACCAATGGTGTGGGTGGACCTGTCACCTACTTCTTTCATGAGGAAGCAGGTATTGCTCCTAAGATGAATGACACTTATGGTTTCATGAAGCCAGCTCTTAAATCAGGTCATATTATCACAGGGCAGTTTATAGCTGCTGGATCAGTGGGTGATCTAGATCAATGTGAACCTTTAAAAGAATACATTTTACAGCCAGAAGAAAATGGTTTCTATGGAGTGCCTTCTACATTAATAGATAAGGATGGTACAGTGGGGATTACAGGATTATTTATTCCAGAACAATGGAGCATGCCTCCATATATAGACAACTATGGTAATTCTAAAGTGGAAGAAGCTTTAGATGCTCTTGATTTAGAGTTTGAGAAAGCTAAAAAGAATATGGATCCAGCTGCCTATCAGCTAACCATATCTCAGCATCCCCGTACAATAGAAGAAGCTTTTGCTACACGTAAGGTGAGTGTGTTTCCGAGTCATTTGGTTTCCAAACAGATGCAACGAATAGCTGAGAAAGAATATCCAGTGGAATATTTAGAGCTTAGTAGAAATGCTGAGGGTAAGATAATAGACACCCCTTCTAGAAAAATTCCTATCACTGAGTTTCCCATATCTAAGAAAACAGAAGATAAAGAAGGTGTTATATGTATTTATGAACGTCCTCATAAAGATCCTACATTTGGAATGTATTATGGCTCTGTGGATCCAGTAGGGGAGGGGAAGACCACTACATCAGAATCATTATGTTCTATATACATATATAAAAACCCAGTGGAGATTATACAAGATGATGGAGATGGAAAGGTGAAGAACACTATAGAACGTGATGCTATAGTGGCTAGCTGGTGTGGTAGGTTTGATGATATTAATAAAACCCATGAGAGATTAGAACTTCTTATAGAATGGTATAATGCATGGACTATAGTGGAGAATAACGTAGCTTTGTTTATACAGTATATGATATCTAGAAAGAGACAAAAATATCTAGTACCTAAAGATATGATATTGTTTCTTAAGGACATAGGAGCAAACAGAAATGTATTCCAACAGTATGGGTGGAAGAATGTAGGGGTGATATTTAAAGGTACTATTCTAAGCTATGGTATAGAATTTCTACAAGAAGAGCTTGACACTGAAACTTTACCAGATGGCACTATAGTTAAAACTATATATGGAGTGCAGCGTATACCTGATATTATGTTACTTAAAGAAATGCAAGCATATAGAGATGGGCTAAACGTGGATAGACTTGTAGCCTTTTGTTCTCTTATAGCATTTGCTAAAGTGCAACAATCTAATAGAGGATTGGCTAAACGTATAGAAGTTAAGAAGGATAATTTGGCTAACTCCCAAAAATTTAGTAAATTAAACTATAGTCCTTTTAGGCATATTGGTGGTTCTACCAAAAATAATGGTCTGTTAAGACCTTCTCGTAACGCATTTAAAAACATGAGATAATGACACAAACAATTACAATTTCAGACTTAAATGCTGGTACATATGTGTGTATTAATACAACAGGACCAGCTGATGTAACCTATGTTATATCTGAAAATATCACACTAACTAATTCATAATCATGCAGATATATAACGCCCTACAACTTAAGAAAGGAGCTAAGGTGGAGTACAATAAGATGGGTACTCTTATTCAGCCTTTTCAGTTTGTATCAGAAAAAGAAAAAGATGAAGAGTGGAGAGCATGGAATCTTGACTGGTTAGAGTTTCAGGGTATGAAACAGCTCAGACGTAATGCTAGACGTTTAATGAAAAACTATAAACTAGCTAAAGGTATTATAGATAAGCAAGATTACATTGTAGAAGAAGATAATGAAATGGCTGATCTTATAGACACTCTCACTAAAGAAGATGTATCTGCATTTGAACTTAAGTTCTACCCTATTATTCCTAATGTAATTAATGTTCTTACCAATGAGTTTTCTAAACGTAGCTCTAAAATTATGTTTAGAGCTATTGATGATATTTCATATAATGAAATGTTGGAAGAGAAACGTTCAATGATTGAAGAAGTTTTATTAGGGGAAGCTAAGCAAAAACAACTTATAAAAATGCTAGAGATGGGCATGGATCCTGGTAGTGAAGAAGCTCAGCAGGAAATGAGTCCTGATAAACTTAAAAGTCTTCCTGAAATAGAACAGTTTTTTAAGAAAGACTATAGGTCTATGATTGAAGAGTGGGCTACACATCAGATGAAAGTGGATGAAGAAAGGTTTAAAATGCAAGAGTTAGAAGAACGTGCGTTTAGAGATATGCTTATTACAGATAGAGAGTTCTGGCATTTTGATATGAAAGAAGATGATTATGAAATGGAATTATGGAATCCTCTTCTTACATTTTACCATAAAAGTCCTGATGTACGTTATGTATCTCAAGGTAACTGGGTTGGTAAACTAGATATGATGTCTATATCAGATGTTATAGATAAGTTTGGTTGGATGATGACACAAGATCAGTTAGAAGCTTTAGAAGCTATTTATCCAGCTAGATCTGCAGGTTATGCTATACAAGGATACCAAAATGATGGTACATACTATGACCCTACAAGATCTCACGAGTGGAATACACAAATGCCTTCTTTGGCTTATAGACAGTTTACTAGTCTTTATGATGCTGGATCTCAGTTTGGAGATATTGTACAGTGGATACTATCAGACTCTGAAGACTTACAAGACTTTGGTAAGTCTTATATGCTTAGAGTTTCTACAATCTATTGGAAAAGTCAAAGAAAAGTGGGCCATCTCACTAAGATTAATAATAATGGTGAAGTTATACAAGATATTATTTCTGAAGAATATAAAATAACAGATAAACCAGAATATAATACAGCAGTTTATAAAATGAAAACTAAAGACAATTTAGTTTTTGGTGAGCATATAGATTGGATATGGATTAATGAAGTTTGGGGTGGTATTAAGATTGGTCCTAACAGACCTGCATTCTGGGGGATGAATAATCCAGGTGGTATCAATCCTATATATTTAGGACTTAATGGAGGCAGACCAGGACGTGTTCCTTTTCAGTTTAAAGGAGATGCCACTATATATGGTTGTAAACTTCCTGTAGAAGGAGCTGTGTTTGGAGATAGAAATACTAGATCAGTAAGTCTTGTTGATATTATGAAACCTTTTCAGATTGGTTATAATATAGTAAATAATCAAATAGCTGATATCTTAGTAGATGAACTTGGTACTGTTATTATGCTTGATCAGAATGCTCTACCACGTCACTCTTTGGGAGAAGACTGGGGGAAGAACAATCTATCTAAGGCTTATGTAGCTATGAAGAACTTTCAGATGCTACCATTAGATACGTCTATAACTAACACTGAGAATGCTCTTAACTTTCAACACTATCAGGTTTTAAACTTAGAACAAACTCAACGTTTACTATCTAGAATACAATTAGCTAACTATTTTAAGAATGAAGCTTTTGCTGTAATAGGACTTAATCAGCAACGTATGGGTGCTCAGATAGCTCAACAACAAACTGCCACAGCTGTAGAACAAGCTATGAATGCTTCTTATGCACAAACAGAACAATACTTTATACAACATAGTGATAACCTTATGCCTAGGGTACATCAGATGAGAACTGACTTAGCTCAGTATTATCATTCTAAGAAACCTAGTATACGTCTTCAGTATATTACAGGAACAGATGAAAAGGTTAACTTTCAAATGAATGGTGCAGATTTTCTTATGAGAGATCTTAATATATTTTGCACTACTAAAACTAACTCTCGTAATATAATGGAGCAGCTTAAACAACTAGCTATTAGTAATAATACAATGGGTGCTTCTATATATGATTTAGGAAATGTTATTAAATCTGAATCTATAGCTGAACTTACTGGTGTTCTTAAATCAGCTGAAGAAAAAGTACAGGCTCAGAAACAAGCTGAAATGCAGCAGCAGCAGCAAATGCAACAAGAACAGATACAAGCTCAGCAGCAGCAGTTACAAACAAAAATGCAGTTTGATGCTGAGGAAGCTGAAAAAAATAGACAAGTACAGGTTACTATTGCTGAAATTAGAGCTGCTGGTATGGGAGCTATGACTGATATTAATAAAAATCAGCAGTCTGATTACCAAGATGCTATGGTTAAAATTCAGAAAGAACAGAATTATCAAGAAACTATGAACTTTAAACGTGAGCAGGAAGTTGGTAAAAATAATCAGGCTACAGAAAAACATAATATAGAAAGAGAGAAATTACAAACGCAAAAAGAAATAGCTGATAGACAGCTTCAAATTGCTAGAGAAAACAAAAATAAGTATGATGTTAAGAGTTCTTCTGAAAAGAAAAAATAATTATAGCTCTATAATCCGTAGGTTCGGTATTTCAAAGAAATAATTTTAAATTTTTATAGTTTAAATTAGTATATTTTTACTGTAGAGATAATAACAAAAAACCAAATATTTATGATTGACAATCAAACATCTGTACAACAGGTAGATCTTGACATTGATAGTTTATTTTCTGGAGCTCCTGGAGCAGAAAGTGTAGTGACTCCAACAGCTGGTTCTGAACCAACAGAAATTAAACCAAACATTTTTAGTAAGAAGACAGCTGATCTTTCTTTTTTAGATGCTGATGGTTCTGAGAAAGTGGGAGAAGAAAAAGAAAAAAATGTTTCACGTGAAACAGCAAAAGAAGTTCTTAGTGATATTTTAGATGAAGGGGTGGCTCCAGAATCTTTTGATGATGAGCCAAAAGGAAAAGGTGGTAGACCAAAGACTGAAAAGTCTGGATTGGTAGAGTTTTTAAAAAAACGGATAGAGTCTAAAGAGATGTTTGCGTTTGATGATTATGATGAAAATAAACAATCATTAGATGAGTATCTTGGTAATCTTGGAGAAAAAGATGTAGAAGAACTTTGGCAAGCTAATGTTTCTAATTTAAAACAAGAAGTAGCTGCTAACACTCCAGCTGAGTTTTTTGAAAGTTTACCTGAAGAACTTCAATATGCTGCTAAGTATGTAGCAGATGGAGGACAAGATCTTAAAGGTTTGTTTCAAGTTTTAGCTCAAGTGGAACAAGTTAAAGGAATGGATCCTAAAGATGAAAATGATCAGGAAGGTATTGTAAGACAATATTTACAAGCCACTAACTTTGGATCAGCTGATGAGATTGAAGAAGAAGTAACTACATGGAAAGATCTTGGCACTCTTGAAAAGAAAGCTAAACAATTTAAACCTAAACTTGATCAGATGCATGAACAAATTGTTCAGTCTCAGTTACAAGAACAAGAATATAGGAAACAACAACAAGAACAAGCTGCTGATGCATATGTCCAGAATGTTTTTGAAGCTCTTAGACCTGCGGAAATTAATGGACTGAAGTTAGATAAGAAAACTCAAGCTCAGTTGTATAGTGGACTGGTTCAACCACAGTACCCTTCTATATCAGGTAAACCTACTAATTTGTTAGGACACCTTTTAGAGAAGTATCAGTTTGTAGAACCTAACTACTCATTGATTGCAGAGGCTCTTTGGTTACTGTCAGATCCAGACTCTTATAGAGGAGAGTTAAAAAAACAAGGTAAGAATGCAGCTGTAGAGCAAACTGTTAGACAATTAAAAACAGAACAGTCTCGTAAGAATGCTTCCACCTATGAAGAAGAAGATGATCAACCAAGGTCTAGAAAAATAGCAAGACCACAAAATATTTTTAAAAGATAATTTATTATTAACCCTTAAATTTTAAGCCCTATGGCAACCCCAGTTTTAAACAATGGTATATTCCTGCGTGATAACCACTATCAAACAAGTTCACACGTAGACTCTTACCACCTTTCTAACCTGCTTAAATCAGCAGAACCTACGGATTTAGGTCCAGTAGATCTGTGGGCTATGGCACAAAAAGTAGAAATGCCTTTGTACCAAATGTCTAGTTTTGGTGGTAAGAACGTTATCATGGTAGATAACGCCCGTGGAGAGTACAAATGGCAGATTCCTGTAGCTCAGGATCTTCCTTATTTCTTAGAAGATATTGAGTCAGGCAATGCTACAAAAGGTATTGACGGACAGACTTTTAAGATTAAAATTAACAAACGTTATTTTGGTCATGGTGATATCATCACTTATGACAAGTACAATGGTGTGGAAATGTACATTACTGCTGATGATGTAATCCCAGCTGGTGATGGTTT